GCCAGTTCCAAAGATGGAACGAAAGGAGAGGGTTGGTGCCGCTAAGCGGTGTTCACCCACTCAAAGCCACTTGGCCACAATGTTGTGACCATCTTGGTGATTGACTTGCCAAAGAAGCCGCGCAGAGGCTCCTCACCGAAGGTGAAGAGAGGTTCCGCACGTAGGCAGAGGCCAACGAGACTGACTCTTAAGAAAGCATCAGAGTCCTGCCATTCACGGCACGCAGTGATACCCTGGACTACCTCCCAAATAAACGGGGGGCTTGTCGGTACCATGTGCGCATCTCTTGTGTGTAGCATAAGCCAGAGCTGGTAGGCGAACGGGTCGTCCAATTGGACGGTTACCTGCCGCTTTCTCAGGGTAGCTATGCTATATACCGGCTCCCAACCACAGATGAGTTTCTCGACGTCGACAGACGCTTTGGACTCACCTAAGGAGGTCATAAGACCAACATCACCTAAGTGTGGTGGAACGCAAGGTTTCAGCTTCGGAGGCACTCTTTTCTTATCGATTAGAGACGCCCAAATGCCGTACCATTTCTTGTCGCACGCCATGCCATTGCTCGGTCTAGATGACCAGAGTCTAAGCTTATTGGCGAGTTGTACGCGATAGGGTATAGCAACACCGACATTTTCGTCGGCGCCGTCGACTGTGATCCCCTTTCTTGAATAGAAAGGGAGAACGTCATGGCTCGCAAACCACTCAGTTCCACACGATTCAAAGAAGTTACCGTCCAGGTAACTCTTTTCACGGTTCACCTCGAAACCAAGGTATTCGAGACGATTGATAAGCTCCACCGCATACTTTTGCGGGAGTATGATATCATCACCATACACGGAACATAGGTTGAGCGCCGAGCGCGGTACCACCGTCTTCACCAAAGCCCAAAAATAAAGGGTCATTAGATTGAAGGTATAACCGCAACCCATCGGCAGCCAGTTAAAATACGGCTGCTTAGGGCCAAGTGTATCGCCCGACTCACTCCGAATTGTCCAAAACCGAGGCCTTATTAGGCTCAACAGAATCATTAAATCAGGAGGAAGAATATCTTCAAGATTGCGCTCTGAAAACCAGGATGACGCACTAGACAGGTCGATTGTAGCAAGGGATAAATCCCGAGCACGACTAGCCAGATTGCCATTTCTATTCTGGTTGCGAATATCAATCCCTTCTTTGCGTAAAATCTTCTCTAAGAGCGCGGCAAGCCCCAGCTGCAGATACATATCTATAACTGGAACAGACGCGATCGTTCGATCGATCCATGCACTTTTGGGTACCGTAGTAATCTCGGAAGCTTCTATGAGAACATGACCAGGTTGGTCATCCTCCCAAACTCCGCGTTTAACGCAGGGGACGAAGGTAACGAGTTGGGGGCTGACAGACGTATAACGTCTAAGTTTTTCTGATTGTGGACGGCTAGCAGACACCGTAGGTGTACTACCAGGCCCCAAGCGACCTTTAACCACAATCTCTTCCAACGCCTCAGGCGTTAGAAACTGGCTGCCGTCTTTGGACAGCATCCGATTCACCTCGTAACTTAGCTCAAGTAGCCACGGTGCGCGGAGACGGGTTTGGTGCCGCGAGGCAACCTTCCCCTCAATCTCTACAAACAGGGCTAGTGCTCGAGCTTTGGTATCATAACCAGTGTCTTGAAGACTACTCTTAACGAGCAAGCGGGAAACCTGCCGATCGAGACGAAATGTCTCTAACCCTGGCACATTTAAGCCGGGCAGATATCGGTCAAAAAGGTTCCATGTATCCGCTTGTAGACACAGTAAGTCCGTATCTATATAATGCCTGGGGTCAGGAGCAAGCTCCTTATACAAATCCCAGTCATCACTGGATATTGCCATCGATATGGCAAGGGAATGCGGGGTATTAATACGCTCGCACATGGCAAGGGCTAGATGGCGTTCAACGCCAACATCGTCCTCAGCCTTCCTCAATGCTGCTATAGCAGACATAAGAAAACCTCACTCTAGGAGATTAGTAAGGAACATCCATATCAGATAATACCGCTTGGATCACCGCGTCAGCCAAGAAATTCTTGGCGTATGCAGCAATGTCATCACGGACAGACTGACTGGCGTCTTTGGGCACCATAACAGTGAACGCGAAGCGCGCACTAGTAGGGTATGAGTACTGACTCGTATCCGAATCAAGCACTTCGACCGGGATCTCCAACGTTAGCTTGGTCTTAATAACGGTTTTCGCCGCCTTGGGACTGTTTTGCGATAACGCAAATGTAAAGAAGCCAGCAGGAGTATTGCCGGAAGTCCGCTCCTCCCACACGATCACCTCACCAGTTTTCCTGGCAGGCTTGAATGTGTGAGCAACGGGGGTAGCTTGTCCGTCATAAATGACGAGGTCCGCTGCAGCAGCCATAGTTTAAAACCCTCTATGTAGGGAAACGACGGTTACGCACAACCGCAAGAAGCGATAATGCTGATGAAAGCGTTGTATATGACGCAGGCGCAGAATGCTGAAATAAAGTAGGCAAACTGGGCAGGCCAACAACATCGCGGCGGTAGTAGCGACCGGTAAACATATTGCGTGAAGCAAGTTCACCGTAAGGAGGTACATAAGTAGTACCATTTGCGCGTTCTTTAAAAGTCCGCGAAGCTACACCTCTCTTGACTCTGGATAGAGTGCCAAGTGCACCAATGAAGGAGCCGACTGGGATTACCCAGTCAATGACAAACGAGAACGGTATACGCTCCCAAATCCACTCAGCTGGGTTCCCAAAGTTATAGGCGGCGGACAATAGTCCGTTATCCTCCATCTCAAGAACAGCCGAGGTCTTAACAACGAGTTTTCTTGTGCCCGAGACGAAGCCATTATCATACGGCTCAACCTGGACGTGACGAAACTTAACTCTTTTATAGAGCGAAAACCTAGGATCCAAAAACTTCTCATACCCATCGTGAAGACTTCTCACAAGAGGATTAATAGCGAAATTATGAAGAAGGATCGCAGACGGGACGTCAGTCCACGACTTCGGTTTGAGTTTCCTCAGTGCTCGTGAACACCTCCGGCCTAAAGGCCTGGTAATGCAGCGAGAGACTTCGTTAGCTATGCTAAGGAAGTCAACAACTAATCTCGCGGTTTCATCAATCTCCGCAAGGGTCCCGGATAAATCCGCGGCCAAATCCCTAATCTCATCAAGGTACCGGTTATTCCACTCGGTGCTATTGAAAACAATTCGTGGAAGTGGGGCAATCCCTAACTCAAAGAGGTAAGTTGCTGTAATGTAAGTCCATACCCCATCAGGGCATGGCATGTATCCGATAACATTCGGACCAACTTTGTATAAACCGGGATGGAAAACTTCAGTCTTATACTCCCCAAGGGGAGTTGGGAACCAGATTAGGTCTTCAGGCCTCGCACGATGCGCGACCGGGGGGACCGACCTCTGTTTTCTGTTTTGCATCACGTCCCATACTACAGTCTTGACACCACATCTGTCGGTAGTCTTGAATGCATATGGTTTTGTATAAGACGTTTCTGACACTTCTGTCATTTTAACTCCTTAGGAGTGAAACGCTTAGATCTCACTCGTTGAGTGGGAAACTAGTACCAAAAAAAGGCACTAACCATCAGTGATGGTTTTACGACGCATGTTTACACTTGCAATAGCAAGAATGCATCGTAGAAGCACG